ATATCATCACGCACTTCTTCTTGTGTGGAGCCGGGTGGCACGTCGTTGCCAGACACAGGGTCTATCGTGCCGCCTTCATCCATAAGACCACCGTCTTCAAACATTTCCATTTGTTTTTGCATAACTGCTCCACCTTCGTTAAACACACGTATTTTATTGTTTTTAGTTTTTATCTTTAATTCTTTTAATTCGGATATTGTTGGTTTTTTTACACCTTTAGCCAAAACAAGAGGCCCTACCTGTATCACTTCGTCTGCACGTGTTACAGGAGTTCCTGTAGCTTTATTATAGAAATAACTGTGCCTAAACGGATTCATACCTACCTGCGTCCATTCAGGATCATCAATTAATTTTTTTGCTGCCTCAAATACATTTTCTGGTTCCGCATTTATGTAATCACCGTGTATACGTGCTATAGTTGCTTTATTCTTACCTGTAGCAATATTTAAGCCTCCTTTAGCGGAACTTACAAATTCTACATCTTTCAATACTGCGGTTTGGCCGTAGCCAATGGCGTTACCGCCTTTTTTGGTGCCGTCGTGTAAAGAAACAATCCATTTATCGTATCCATCATAAGAAGGAATATCGAGACGTGATCCTACTCTTGTGCCGTCAGGAATGTTTTTATTTAGTCCTACAATGCCTGTATCAACTTTTCTAGGGTCTGTAGCTTTTAATGCACCTACAATTTCTGTCTTGGTAGGCATATCAGGAAAGTTTTCTTTTGTGATGGCCTTAATAGGTTGATTAGCTGTAACTGCACGTCGGTATTCTTTAGATGTAATTTTACCTTCTTTAAGTTCTTCCGCTGCTTTTTGTACTTCAGGTACTCGTTGCTGTCGCTGACTTTCTAAAAGTTTATTTTCTTTTTTCCATGCTTCTGCTGCAGCATCGTCTTTAATTAACATATTGGCTTCATCAATATCGGCTTTTCGTAAACCCTTCGTAGCAACCCGCAAACCCTTACCTGCCAAATCACCCACAGCCGGTATAATACCCAGAAGACCTGCAGTCGCTTCAATACCTGCACCCAGATAATCTTTTTTATCTAACGCATCAGATGTTCTTTTTATCGCAAGTGCTTCACCTACACCGGGAATAAATTCTGCACCAAACATCGCAGCATCTTTTACATTTTCTTTTGATAAAAGATCATCTGTTTGGTCTTTAAGAGCCATTGACTTCATCCCTTAATGTTTTAAGTTTGCGTAATGCCGCAATCGCACCCTGCGACCTGTACATCATTATATTGTCGTCTGCTTGTTCAAGTGCTTTTTGCTGCATTTCAATTACAGCATCAATGTAACTACTGAACGCTTCCCATTGGCGGTTGTTGTTCACCCACGGCTTGAGTCGGCTGAGTAGTTGGTCCTTGTTGTTGTGCATTTCCACTAAATCCTTGTTCACCCGGCACAGGAGCCTGTCCAGTGCCTATAGTGCCGCCACCTGCACCTGTAGGGTCTAACGGGTTAGCTGCTGCCTGTGGACCTTGTGGACCCGGTTGCGGCTGTTCCTGTTGAAACCCTTTCATAATCTCTGCCTGTAGTGCGGCTTCATCCATGTTGTTGGTTACTTTGTCAGGGTCTAAGTCCATAGACTTTGCAATCTCACGAATTACATACTGGAACTTAGCAAAAGGTGCTAGTGCTGGGCTACTTGCAATCTGCAAGAACTGCATCAACCTCTGGCTACGTACTTCATTAGCCATAAGACTTTCTGTGCCACGTGCTTTAACTTCCAGATCACCTTTAATTTCAGGATCAAAGTCAAACTGCATATTAAAACGGAAGAAACCCTCTCCCAGTGGACGCAGCAAATAGTCATCTACATTCTTAATAACGGTTTTAGTACCGCCCTGTGCAGCACCCATAAGCATAGAGATGCCGGAAGCTGTACGACCTATTCCTTGCACACCTGTCTGTCCATGCGCAAATGAAGGAAAGCCGGTACTTTCATCTGCCAGTACACGTGCCTTATCAAACAGCATCATATTTTCTTGTGATACGTTTGGAAACTTTGTACCAAAGATAGCCTGACCCGGTGCGCCGCCCTGACGACGGAATACCTTACCCGGATACAGTGACAGGTCTTGCCCCGGCACCAGATTGGTTTCATCCACTTCTACAATCAAGTTACCCGACAGGACAGCATTGTCCACAGCCATACGCATGAAGCCGTTCATCAGCGTCTGTGTATCGTCCATGTTCTCAGCAATGCCAATGCCAAAGAAGGAATAAGGATTTAGTTCATAGGGAGAAGCGTGGTAAGGAATTTTACTTGGCTTAAAGGGATTAAGCACCATACGAATAAGTTTATTATTACATACCCATATGTTTGCTTGCAACTCATCAAAGTCACGCAGTTCTTTAGGTATCTCTACTCCTTGGTCAAGGAGCATCTCAACATCGCACATACCCCAATATTCAAGAACTTCAAAACGATCAATGCCGTGTTCTGGGGCATAGTCAGATAGGTCATCTTCCCAATACTTTTTGTTGTAGTTTTCCCCAATTGCAATACATTCATCAATTACAGCATCTCTAAAGTAAGGTCGTTTTTTAAGACCGCGCAATTGAGAACGAGACATTTTATGTCTTTCAATTATGTACTGCGCTTCATCCATGCTATTCGCATCAGGGTCAGGATAAAAATCCCAACATGATACGTGTTCAACTTGGGGAACGGTTTTAAACAGCGGATCATATTCACCATCGTCATTCCAGTTTGGATATTCTTTATCTGTAGCAAATGGGCCTTTCATTACGCCTGTGCCAAACAAAGCCATTTCAAATGCTGCATTACGTAAATGCTTAGATGCTCCCGACTCTTCTAGCTGGTCGTGTATCTTCTTCTGCATCTTTTTAGCTGCAATCATTGCAGGACTAAATGTAATTGAAGTAGGGGTTTTACCTGTGCCTTCTTTAAGTTTACTTTGTACAGGCTCTAGTTTATTTTCTAGTACTCCTAATTTATCTTGTAAAGATTTTTCAGTAGAGCCGGGTTCTAGATCATTACCATCTCCAGCAAAACCGTAAGGGCTTGATAGTGCAGTATCTCCCTGCATTTCTTCTGGTTCTTGCGGATCAAAATTTACATCTTCCACAACACCTTCAGGAAGTTCAGTCGGGTCTACAGATAGAGGAAAACGCTGATTAGCAAAAAGAACATCTACGATCTGACCATAAGCTGCCAGTGTTTTTGTTTTAGTTACCTTAATAAATACACGAGATTTTTCTGCCTCAGTAAACTGAACGTCCGGCCCATACAAACCACGGTAATTACGATAGGCTCGTAGCCACCGTTCTTCATCAGTATAGCGATAATCCTCAGATCGTTGGTAGCGTTCCATAATAAATGGAATCATACCCGATACATCATTATCTACAGTCACAGAATCTTCTGTGTCTTCCAATGCAATTGCATCGTCTTCGATCATCATTTCATCTTCGTTCATGGTCTTTCCTTAATACCCAAAGGTGCTGTCTGCAACAGGCATACTATTTCTTGCGCCGTGACCTGTATCAAAATCAAATATACTAAATCTTGGTCTAGACATTATACCATATCTTAAAGCGTCATACAAGTGGTCTTCACTATGCGTGTCAATGTCTTCTGGATTTTTCTTATCCAAAGGGATGGCTGGTAATTGAGATGTGATATTTGTACAGCTATTAAAGAATACAAGTCGTGGTTCCTCTGTAAATTCATCTACCTGTAACCGTCTATGTATTTCGTTCTTACCAGCTACACGACTGCCACGACTACGATCCGAAGGTCTCCAGCGACATCCTCTGCTTATCATTTGCTCCGCAAGAGAAGGACCAGTATCGCCACGCTTATGCCACAAACTGCTATCCAAAACACCATATTTAATACTGCCGTCATCTTGCTCCAATTCTAGTATCATATCGGCCAAGTCTGTTGCCAAAACTTTACTGACGTACAATTCTCTGTATACGATGAGTTGTTCATCAGGAGCCACAGCAAACCAAACAACACCAGATTTACTGCCATAGCCATAGTCACAAGCACGAAACTTAATCCAGTTATTAGGAATATTAAAAGGCTCAATGACATGAATGCTACGATTAAATTCTGTAAACGCCGCACCTTCTTTAATATCCCAGTCACCATCTAGTAGCTGTCGCCGCTGCTGTTCTGGCATGGATAAAAGCATTGCTTCGTAGTCACCCGACTCTGCCAGATAAGGATTGTCTGATAGTCTTGCTGGGATAAACCGCCTTTTAAATAGAGGTTTACCAGCCTTTGCGTGTCCTGCTGGGTACTTGAGTACTTCGCCTGTTTCTGTATCTGTTGCATTAAATGCTCTATTATAAGGTGCCGGATCAATAAATGTTTTTTTGACCCACTGATGGCCCCGTCCTCCGGGGTTAGTTGTCGCCCTCATAAAGATAGGCAAGTCTGGTGCAGTGGACCGTAGACGTGACCGCATGTAATTCCATGCGTATGGTGTGGCCCACTGGGTCAATTCGTCAAACCCTATC